GTTTTACGGGTTCTAGATGTTTAAAAAGAACGCGACGGCTATGTTTCAAGAAACCAAAGAGGTTGTCGAGATCCTCAATGGACAGGCATGCGCTAGCGCCAAGTTTTATCTGGTAAAACTGCTGGCACATAGCGATCCCGTATCGCAGTTGTTCTTGCGTCTTGACCGCCGTACAGCGTTCCTGCAGGCACGTCTGGGCCTCAAGGAAATGCTTCTGGTCACGGTATGTCTTATCGATGAACTTGCACGCGTACCGGACCACATCAGGGAACAGGCCGAGCGGCGTGAGAAACCATCCGGCAAACTCACCGATCGGCGAGTTGTGGAGTTTCAAACGGTGGCCGGTGATCTTGAGTATTCTCTCACCCTTCGGCAAGAGTGTGCACCGATCGCACAACACGGCGGAGTCGTCACCCTTAAAGAGTGCGAGTCGCATGTTCTTATACTCAAAGATGGAATGGCAGAGCGCCATGTTACTGAGCGTGTTCTCGCAGATAGTGAACGGATTGCCGGAGAACTGCTTCTCAGTACCACGCAGGGTTGTCGTACCTGCGTCGTGGCGGTAGACCATCGACCAGTCCTTACGGAAGCTCGAGTAGAACGCGACGACATCAGCCGGCGCGCCCATCATCTCAAGGAGCTTCGCAGTAAGCGCCGCGAACGGAGACCGGAACGATGCGTCCCACTCGGAGAAGTCGTTGCACGACCAGTTGTTATAGTGGCCGCGGCTCACGAGCTGCTCGCTGAGTCTTGCAACGAACTCGTCGTTGATACCGGCTTCGCTGTCGTGCGTGGCAAGCATGATGTTGCGTCCGGTAACCAGCAAAATGTTGCGGATTTTGTCCAACATAGCGCGTGCGAACACGGCGTAAGTCAGATTAATACGTTTGCTGGTGGCGGCGACGCCTTGCCCGACCTTATCGGAAGTATCGAAGCCGGGGGTGGGGTCGAACTTGGTCTGCCGTTTGTTGAAGAAGTTGAGAACTTCCTTGTTCTCATCGAACTCTTCCTTCAGATCAGAAACGGCGCCGGGGTTCGCGGTGGCCTTCTTCTGCAAGGCGTCAAGGTATTGCCTCGATCGTTCCTGGAGGAACTCGAAGGAGCAGCGCATATCACTTCGAAGACGATTGTAAGACGCGGCTTTGCCGTATAAGGCAAGGCACAGTCCGTTCATCAGTTCAGTTGACGTGAACTCGAAGTTGGCTGCAGTCATCTTGACGGCGTATTTTTTCGAATAACGCTTGCAGAGAGTCTGGCAGGCCTCGAGCTTAGAGCTGGAGACCTGGTGTTTCGCGAGACGCACGGACGTCAAGCGATACCCGCTAGTTGTTTCATCGACATCGAGCAGAGCGTCCTGGGACGTCTTCAGCCTGCCAGATTCGACGGCGGGTACTTCTTTCGGCGTTATCGACAACGCCTCGGAGTTCGGATCGTTAACCGGCGTAATCGCGG